TCGATTTGCTTATTCATCTTGCTATCTCCTTTAGTGGTTGGTAGGTGATCCACTAAGAGAAAGATATACGTAGTTAGCATAACTAGCAAGCTATTGGGGCAGGTTTCTTTTAACTATTTCTGGCAGCTATTGGGGGCAGGTTGGCAGCGATACCGGACACGACCTCGACCGGTACGGGTCACCTCGACCGGCAGCGGTCAAGCTATCGGGTAGAGCTGCGAGCTATTACCTCGAAGGGTTGGCAGGGTTAAGGGTTGGATAGCTGCGAGCTATTGGCTCGGCCTTGTTTGGTTGGTAGCTCGTCGGCTCGTCGGTTGGCAGGGGTAGCTCGTCGGTTAGGGCATTACTTAATTAGCTAGAGCTTAGGGAATAGGTAGCCGTGGCGGTTACTTATTTAGTTAGCAATAATCGCGGGCTTAACCCTGCCGATAGGTTAGTCACCCTAAACGTTTACCGCTAACCCTTACGCCCTATCCGCTCGCAATAAGGGGGCAGACAGTAAGCAGACAGTAAGTAAACAAGGGCAGATAGGGGGCAAGGCAGGGCAGGGGGGCAGGCAGGAAAGTAGAGCCGACCCCCTGTTGCTATATTTTATGTTGGGGTGGCATATACACCCCACACAAATATATTTCCTAAAGTGAAACCAGCTGTAAACCTCTGACCTGCGGTTATACACTGTAATAATAGTGTGACACGAAACACAGTACTAAAAGCGGTAAACGCGTTATTTTTCCTGCCTTAAGTATAGTAGAGGAGTAAAGTGGGGATGGTTGACTTTACGACGAAAGGTTGGCCTCTAACGAGGCCCCTAGGCCGAGTACTGATTTACCCCTCAGTTCGCTGTAGCTCCTTCGGGCGCTAAGCCCGAACTGCTCCAGTACTTTTAGTGGGGATAGTTCTATTAAAAAACGCGGTACGCCTAGTAACCCCTTCCCTGCCTAGTATCAAAGAAATGACATTTCGCGCCATTCACGGCGCTCAGCTGGGAGGCACTACGTGGCAGATAACAGTGCCGATATTGCCAAGCGGATTATCCTTGGCTGTGTAGCAGAAGGTATGACCATAGACGCGGCTTGTTCTTCAGCCGGTAAGTCTATGAAGACTTATGAGTATTACCGTCGCACCGATAAGATCTTCGCCGATAAGATTGACCGTACTAGGCTCGGTCTAAAGGAGAAGTCTTTTGCCTCTGGCGATGTTCACGACATCACATTTACTGAGTTTAGAAAACGCTTCCTACACTCAAACACTTTTCCGCATCAGCAGAACCTAGTAGATATGATCGAAACTGGTAAACCTTCTTGGTTGCACCCCAGTATGAAGTATGAGCCAGGAGTGGCAAATAACCGCATCCTGCTAAACATTCCGCCCAACCACGCCAAGTCAATGACCATTACGGTTGACTATGTAACTTGGCAGGTAGCTCGTAACCCTAACTTTAGAGTGCTAATAGTTTCACAGACTCAACGCCTAGCCTCAGACTTTCTCTACGCCATCAAGCAACGCCTGACTCATCCTATGTATGAAGACCTCCAGAGCGCTTATGCTGCTGGCGTAGGGTTTAACTCTAAGTCTGCCTCGTGGCAGGCTACCCGTATCACCTTTGGTGATGAGCTGCGTGAGACCGGTGAAAAAGACCCAAACATTGAAGCAGTTGGTATCGGCGGTCAGATCTACGGCAAGCGTGCCGATATGATTATTGTAGATGACGCTGTTACTTTATCTAACGCTAATGACTTTGAACGACAGATCAAGTGGCTAACCCAAGACGTTAGATCTCGTCTTAACCCTACTGGTAAGTTAATTATTATCGGTACCCGTGTTGCCTCGGTTGACTTGTACAAGGAACTACGCAACGAAGACCGATACCCTGGCGGTATCGTGCCTTGGTCATATCTTGCGATGCCGGCGCTTTTAACTGTAGATGATGAACCTGACAAATGGGAAACTCTTTGGCCAGCTTCCGACCAACCATTTGATGGACAGAAAGAAGATGAGAAAGATCCAGAGACTGGATTCTATCCTAGATGGAATGGCCGCAACTTATTTAACGAACGCCAATCTATGGATGCTTCAACTTGGGCTTTGATTTATCAGCAACAAGATATCTCAGATGACGCCGCCTTTGACCCCGTATGTGTTCGTGGCTCTATTGACGGTATGCGTAAGTCTGGCCATCTAGTTGCCGGCCACCCTGGACACCCAAGAGACTTAAATGGCTTTACCTACATCTGTGGTTTAGACCCAGCAATGATTGGTGATACCGCAGCTATCTGCTATGCCATTGATCGCCAAACTAAAAAAAGGTACATAGTAGATGCTATTAAAATTAGCCGTCCGTCTCCAGCTGCTATCCGCAATCTCATTTTTGATTGGACATCCCTCTACTCCCCCTCCGAGTGGATCGTCGAAAAGAACGCCTTCCAATCCTTCTTAACACAAGACGAAGGTATCAGGATGCACTTAGCATCCAAGGGAGTACAGTTCAAGGAACACCATACTGGATCTAATAAATGGGATGCCGGTTTCGGTGTAGCTTCTATGTCTACCTTGTTTGGTACTAAGCAGTTCGATGGCAAGCACCATAGAGATAATTTAATACATCTGCCATCAGATCAAACCGAGAACATTAAATCTTTAATTGAACAATTAGTTACTTGGTCACCTAGTACTAAAGGCAAGACCGACTTAGTTATGGCGCTGTGGTTCTGTGAGATCAGAGCACGCGAACTACTTAACTATGGTCAGTATGCCACCCACCATATGAAAAATCCATTTCTATCTCGGCAAGAGATAGGCAAGCGAACTGTTATCAATTTAGATGAAGCCTTCGCTGAACAAAACCGTATGCAAGTAATTTAACAAGGAGCACCATTGTTATCAGTCAAAGAAGTTGACGCGAAGTTATCGCGCCTACGCTCACGCTCTGCAGCGCGAGATCAACGTATGCGCGATGTGCTATCGGTGCGTCAAGGAGATATCTCCAAGGTATTTCCTTCAATGTTTTCAGAGGACTATCCAAAGCCTCTGGTTGCAAACTTCATTGACGTAGCAGCACGCGACCTAGCAGAAGCAATGGCACCACTGCCATCCTTTAACTGTTCAGCAACTAATATGGTTTCAGATACTGCTCGCAAAGCCGCAGATACTAGAACTCGTATTGCTAACTTCTATGTTTCAAACTCTGACTTACAGCTACAGATGTATACCGCAGCAGACTGGTATAACACCTATGGTATGTGTATCGGTATGGTTGAGATGGATTACGATGACAACAATCCACGTATCCGTATGCTCAATCCATTTGGAACTTACCCAGAGTTAGATCGCTATGGTCGCACCTTATCTTTGACTCAAGTTATTATCAGCGATGCTGAGACACTAGCTGCCCAGTATCCAGAGTTCTATGAAGAAATCCTTGGTAGAAACAATTATCAATTAGCTTCTGCTTATGTCTCAATGGTTAAATACCACGACAAAGATCAAGACTTGCTTTACTTACCGGAACGAAAGAACCTAGTACTATCACGTACTCCTAACGTTCTTGGTAAGTCTATGGCACGTACCGTGATGCGCTCATCCTTAGATGGCGAAGCACGCGGTCAGTTCGATGATGTGCTCTCAGTTCAACTTGCTCGTGCTCGCTTTGCGATCTTACAGATCCAAGCAGCAGAAAAATCTATCCAAGCACCTATTGCTATTCCACAAGATGTTCAGGAACTTGCCCTCGGACCTGATGCCATTATGCGTTCTGCTAATCCGCAAGGCATCCGCCGTGTTCCATTAGAACTTCCCGCTGGAGTATTTACTGAATCCGGTGTATTAGAACGTGAACTTCGTATGGGTGCTAGATACCCTGAGTCTCGTTCAGGCAATATGGACGCATCTGTTATTACAGGTCGCGGAGTACAAGCGCTACAAGCTGGCTTTGATACACAGATCAAAGCAGCACAAGCACAGTTTGCTAGATTGTTTACCGAGCTTGCCTCACTTTGCTTTGAAGCAGATGAGAAAATCTTTGGTGGAATCCCTAAGACTATTAAGGGAACCGATGACGGTACACCTTATGTACTTAAATATATTCCATCTCGTGACATTAAAGGCGAGTACGGCGTAGATGTACGCTACGGAATTATGTCTGGTATGGATCCTAACCGTGCCATCATTGCTTTACTACAAATGCGTTCAGACAAACTTGTTTCTCGTGACTATGTACGTCGTGAAATCCCTATGGATCTAAATGTTACTCAGGAGGAACAACGTGTTGATATTGAAGAAATGCGCGATTCTTTGCGTGTTGCTGTTGCACAGTATGCTCAGGCGATTCCGGCTCTCGCGGCGCAAGGCCAAGACCCTTCCGAGATTATCAGCCGTATCGCAACTGTTATCCAAGGTCGGCAAAAGGGCCAAGCACTAGAGAACATTATCGAAAAGGCATTTATGCCAGCACCAGCACCAGAACCAATGATGCCACCAGAGATGGCAGGTATGCCTGGCGCAGAACAGATTCCAGCAGCAGGTGCGGCCTCCGCCCCTGCCTCGCAGCAACCTCCAAATCCACAAGGTGGTATGGCCCCTGCTGCTGGTCAAAAACCCGATATAGCCCAACTACTAGCTGGTATTACCGGCGCCGCATAAAAAAGGAGGAGGTGTAATATGAATAAAGGATCACGCGCAGCAGCACCTATGGCTCAGCCAAAGGAAGGCAAGATGGATACCTCAAAGCCAAAAGGTGGCAAGGTATTCTTCGGAATGATGCCAGCAGGACGTAAAGGTAACGCAGTTAAAAAAGGATAAATTTTTTATAGGAGGTGTACTGGGTGATGAACGACAATAATGACATTCCTCGCCCAGTGCGCCCTTCTGATTTTTTAGTAATACTTACAGGTTTTATTCACAATTTAGCTCAAACATTTGAAGCTATGACTAGTGAACTATTAGAACTATCCGTTTATCATTCTAACCAAAAGACAAAAACAATTCGTGCTTGGGAAGATATGACCGCAGATTTAGAAACGTTAGGAGAAGAAACAGATGGCTAAGACACCAATGAACCCAATAGCCGGAGTTTCAGGTCCTGGCAAGTATTCTGTTCGAACAGATAAATTAAGTATGGGATCTACTGCATACGGTGAAGGCGTAGACACCGCAGCAATTCAGTCAGGTGCGCCTCTTTCAAGAACTCCAAATCAACGCCCAATGCCAGCGAACGAAGTTCGTGCCGCTGCAACGCAGGCTCCAGTAACAGGTTTATATGATCCAACTTCACGCCCTAATGAACCAGTAACAAATGGTGCTGATGTAGGTCCAGGTTTAGGATCTGATTCTTTAATGATGGCTAAACCAGCAGATGACTCAGAATTTAGAATGAAGATTGAAGCATCAAAATCAGTGCTTGCTTACATAGCAGACTCGCCTAACACATCACCAGAAACTCGCGCTGCAATCAAAGATTTGTGGAATATGCAGTGAGTTTATGGAATCGAATTGGTGATATAGCTTCGACCATTGCTAAAAATACGGTCAAATTTGGCGGCGAAGTCCTTGGTGGCGCTAGCAGTGTTGCTCGTGTTGGCTGGGATATTGGTACAGCACCTTGGAATGATGCCGCTGAATTTAATGGTTTTTCTAATACCTTAAAAAATGCTTGGGCACCAGAGAGTAAAGATATAATTAAACCGCTGGCATCAGCTGGCGGAGCAATTATGAAAGTTCCTGGCGTTCAACCGACCCTTGAGCGTATTAACTACGTTAACCAACAATATATTCGTGAGCCGTTAACCACCTTTAACCTTGTACAAGGCGATCTTCTTGGTGGACGGATACCAGTAACGGATATATTTGATCCTAATACTTGGCGTAAAGCCTATACAGGCGCTCAGGAGATCTCGTACGGTCAATCATTTGTAAATGTTTACCGGTCAATATACGACCCAAAGTTTAATATCTATGATCCACGCGAACGTGAACAAGCATTTAATAAAAGCGCTTGGGGCAAAGCAATATCTGGATCAGTAGATACCTTTGCTCAAATCTTTGGTGACGTAACCATTGTTGGCGCTAAGGCTGGATCAGCCCTTAAAGCAAGTAGCTTAGCAACTGGTAAATTAAAAAATTCAGACATAGTTGCTAAAGCAGCAGAAGATTTAACTAAAGCACAGTACGGCGAAACTAATCGCTTTACTAAAGTTATTGATGACTTTACTGCTAATGATTTTATTTACGCAATTAATCACCCAATGATTAAAGGATCAGATCAGCCAGCGCTTCTTGCTCATCTACTTGGTGAATCTAAAGACAAAGACACTACTGCTCTTATACTTCGTACAGCAACGGGTGATCCAGCAGCTATGGATGAACTTGCGTTTGCTCGTGCTGATATGAAAGATGCTCTCGCTAAGGCTCGTGCTGATCTTTCATCAGTAGATGAATATAAACTGTTTTCCGCACCAGATGGAACTGGAATGATTCCATTCCTAAATGATAATCCTGCTGTTATTGCTGAAGCCGAGGCTAACTACGCAGCACTCGCTAAAGCAGATACTGAATTTGCAAAGATGATGGAACTTGGCGAAGGTGGCGGTTCACTCGCTCGCACAACTGGCGTTCTTACTCAGGGTGTTGAAGATTTTGTAGCAAAAGCACGTTCTGCTCGCTTTTACGATAAGCCTGTTGGAACTCCTGATGTTGAAATATTTCAACCAACTCCATTCCACCGTTTATATCAAAAGATTTCTTGGGCACAAAACGAACGTCCTGCTGGCATAGTTGATTTTAATGATCCAGATTCATACAAAGAAGTTGTAGCAACACTTGAGCGCTTGCGTACAAGTACTGCCATACCAGGTGTGCCTGCTACTATGAAAAGACTTGACGTTCTTTCAGACGAACAGGCTAATTCTTTACTTGATTCTTATATGGGGGCAACCACTCCAGAGGCACGTAGCTTAGCTATGTTGAATATTGAAGGTGCTGGCGTTCGTGCTATTGCTGCTAAATATAATATTGATGCTGAAACAGCCGATCAGATTTACAATGCCTACCAAGGTAACCGCACATCTGCTCTAAAGTCTATTAAAGATAAAGGCTTTATGGTTGACTTGGATGAATCTATTCTTAAAGTTCCGCAGTTTGAATCTCAGACTGCCAACCAGCTTCCAATAATGGACTTTGATTTACTAGATCGTTTACTAAAGCAAAATTCTTCAGCAATTCAAGCACTTAAAGGCGCACTAACAGACAAGCCATTAAGCGTCATTGATCTAGTACAGGACTTGTTCAAGGCTGGAGCGCTATTGCGCCTCGGTTACACGATCCGTAACGGCGTTGATTCACAACTTCGTATCGCAGCGTCTGTTGGCGCTATGACTTCTTTACGTCACCTTGGTCCTGGTCTAAAAAATATTGTCAATAACACAGTGCGTGTGCCTGCTCGTTTAATTGACACCTATTTACCAGTACACGATGGTATGTCTATTAAGAATGTACAGCAGTCTACTACTGCTGTTATTAGAGATCTTAAAGATATTAAAACTAAAATTGCTGAAGCTGAAACAAAGTTATCTTTGTATCCTGATAACTTTGATTTAGCCGGTGAAGTAAACACTCTTAAACTTCTTCAAGAAGAAAAGATGGCTGTCTATAATCATTATACAGAAACAATTAATAAGTTTGGAACTGTTACACCAAAAGACCGAATTGGTAATGGAACTTACGATATTACTACTAGCGATGGTACAACTTATCAACTATACGACGCCTTTGGCGGCCCATTAGGTGAGATGTTTAGAAAGATTGCCTCATCTGGTAACACTTTCCAACGTATGGTTGAAAGCAACAGTGATATGTATGCTCGTAAACTCCAAACAAAAGGTTTTGGCAAGGTAAGTCCTACTGATCCAGGGTACTTTGAGCAATGGTCACAAACATTGCGTCAGCAATTTGGCAACTCTGCTGTTGTTAAAAAACTTGCAGCTGGTGAAAGCGTTGAAAGCATTACTCGCTGGCTTGTGGGATCTCCAGAAGGCCGTGATCTACGCCGCCGTCTTAGTATTACATCTGATGATGCTTTAGAACACGTAACAAACATTAATAGATTCTTTGGCAAGTATCTACCAGAGTCATCTGGCTTGCGAAATAAGTTACGCGATATTACTGCCAATGATTTACGCGCTGCTTTTCCAGATCCAACTACTTTGCCTATTATTCACGGCCACGTTTTAGAAGAAGCCTTGTTTAACACTGGCAAACTAAACGTTCGTAATATGATTAATACAGCTTTTAAGTTCTTAGGTACCATACCTGAAGATACTTGGGCACGTCATCCATTGTATGTACAGTTATACCGCCAAGAGGCTCGTCGTAGAGTTGAAGTTACTACCGGTCTTAAAGAAGGTAATTTAACTACAGCAGACCAAGAAGCAATTATGTCTGCTTCTCACAAGGTCGCAGTACGTGAAATGAAAAACATTTTGTTTAATATTGAGCGCCGTACAAACCTAGCAACAGCTATGAAGTTTATTAGTCCATTCTTTTCAGCACAAGAAAATGCTTACAAAACTTGGCTTAAATTAGTAGCAGCTAACCCAGCAATTGTTAATCAAGGATACAATGTATGGCAATCACCTAACCGTTCCAGCTTAGTAACAGATCAAGATGGTAATGTTGTACCAGAAGGACAAACTTCTGGTAATGATGTTATTTGGATAAGTATTCCAAAGGGCGTTACAAAGATTCCTTTTATTGGCAAAGGTCTTGAAGCCTTTGTAAAACCAGAAAACAAATCTGGAGATAAAACAGTTTATTCTGGCGGCCTTGGTATTCCAAAGCAGTCGCTTGATATCATCTTCCAAGGTGGTATGGATGTTCTTTACAACAAAGGCAATCCAAATGTATTTGGTGATATTTTTCCGGTAGGTCCATACGTAGCAATTCCTATCAGCGAGATTGTTAAGAATAAGCCTTCACTAGCAGATTCTTTTAATTGGGCACTTCCTTACGGTCCAACAAAGGATGCAGTATCAGGACTACTGCCAGCTTGGGTAAACAAAAAACGAGCAGCTGGTGACGGACTAGATGATCCACAGTTTGCCAGAAGCTATGATCTAATATTTGCTACAGAGCAAACACGCGCCAAGCGTAATGGCCGCCCTCCTGTAAAGCCTGAAAAGATTATGCAGATGACCAAAGATTATTGGAATCTGCGTGTTGCTGCTAACCTAATATTGCCGTTTGCTCCACGCTTTGATAGCCCATATAAGTTTTACATTGAGAAGTCTCGTGAATATAAGCGTCAATTTGGTTTAGAAGCAGATGCTAAGTTTCTTGATGATTTCCCAGAGTTCTTTGCTTTTACAGCCTCTACTTCTAAAAACCCAGGTAAGGTAGATTATACTGTAAATGCTGTTAAGAATATTGAAAAGTATCCTGATCTAATAACTGAACTTGCTAACATAGAACCAAAACTTATTGGAACTATTGTTAATGATAAAGACGGTTACAAGTTTTCTCAAGCTGCTTACCAATATCTTTACAGTAAAAATATTACTCCTAACTCAAAAGAGAAGTTCTTATCTGCGCAAGATCCGATTGTTGCTCAAAGAAACAATGAAGCAGAAAAGGGATGGATTATATTTAGCCAGTTCCGTGATGCTATCGAAGCTACCCTTATAGGACGAGGTTTAACTTCTATCCAGCAAAAAGGCGCAGAAGATCTTGCAGTAATTAAAGCAGCAGTAATTACTAAACTATCAAGAGAAACTGATGCTCAAGGTAATCCAATGATTGATCCAAAGTCTGGCCAATTTGTACGCACAGCTTGGTACGACGATTACCTAGATTCAGATGGATCTAAAACTAACCGAGTCGTAGCAGGACTTGCGAAGATCATTGGCAATGAGAAATTTATGGCTGATAATCGCAAAAGCACAACTTGGAAGTCTATTGGAGTTTACTTTGATTTTCGTCAAGCTATTGCCGGTGAATTAGGAAAGCGCGAAGTTAAATCAATTGATGCTAAAGCAAACGCTGACCTAAGAATTGTGTACGACGCAGTTGTCCGCAAATTAAAGACTGACGATCCTATTGGATTTGGCGAGATATACGAAAGATTCTTAACTCAAGATCTAATTGTAGATAAGTATTTAACACCTCAAGTTCCAAAGGAAGGTAAATAATGGCTGCTAAAGACTTGTATGACCTTCTTGTATCTACAGGAGTAATGACACAAGCACAAGCCGATTTGGCTCGTGCTGCTGCTGCTAAAACGACCACCACAAGCGTTAAACCTGCGGCTACTCCAAAACCTACTAGCACTAAATATCCAACAATTTTTAGTTCAACCGCTGCTACCGCTTTTATTAACAAAACATTTCAAGAGCAACTAAAGCGCGACGCTACTGCTGCTGAATTAAAATATTGGAAGCCTCTACTAAAGGCTGCTCAAACAGCTGGTGGAGCTTCTCAAAAGTATGCGATAAAAGATAAAACTGGTATCCAGACTACTATTACTGGCTTAGATGAAACACAGTGGTTTAAGGATCAATTAGCAACTAATATAGAGTATAAGAATACTCTTAAAAATATTGATTACGCAGCAGAAATCAACACAATCAAAACTGTTGATCCTAAGTACTACGCTCGTCAAGAAGAAAAGAAAATTTACGACGATGCAGTTACGGCTGCTGCTGGCGATGCTGCCAAAATCGCTTCCCTTAATGAAACAACCACTTACGGTCGCGGCATAAAAGAACTGCTTTCAATGATTCAAGCATCAGCTGATGCCAGTGGCGCTACCAATACTCCAGAAGAATTAACTGCAATTGCTAAAAAATTGTATGACAAAGGTGTTGGCGCTAATAGTGCTGAAGCAGTAACAGAAATTAATAATGCTTTCAAATCAACTACTGGATTAGTTAAAGATCAAGCAGATGTTTTAACAAAACTTGCTGCTAACAAAAAGATTTATGACAAGTTAATTGCTGCTGCTGGTAATGATCCTGCCAAGATAGCAGCCGCTAATGACACTACTGAGTATGGTCGTGGACTTAAAAACATTATTACTGCTTTACAAGAAAAAGCAAAAAATAGTTCTGCAATTAATACTCCAGAAGAATTAAAAACACTTGCCACAAAACTTTACAATCAAGGCATAAGCCTTGACAGTAATGAAGGCGTAGCAGCTGTAAATGCTGCTTTAAGAACAAAGACTGGCCTAGTGGCAGATCAGGCAGTTGACTTAAATGTGCGTCTTGCTAATAAAAAGATCTACGACAAACTTATCGTAGATGCTGCTGGTGACGCCACAAAGATTGCTGCGGCTAATGAAACTACAGAGTATGGACGCGGTCTAAAAAACATAATTACCGCTTTACAGAATAAAGCAAAAACATCCAATGCGACTAATACTGTTGAGGAATTAACAGCAATTGCTACAAGATTATACGATCAAGGTCTTACCCTTGAAAGTGCTGAAGGAATTGCTGCTGTAAATGCTGCCCTTAAAACAGATGTTGGTTTACTATCTGAAACACCGGCAGATCTAGTACAAATTGCTGCTGATAAAAAGATATACGAAAAACTTATTGTTGCAGCTAAAGGCGATCCTGCTAAAATTGCTGCCGCTAATGACAACACCGCCTATGGTCGTGCCTTAAAAGAATTAGTTGCTACTTTACAAACTAGAGCAAAAGACTCTGGTGCTATAAACACTTCAGCAGAGTTAAAAGAACTTGCTCAAAGACTTTACGATAAAGGTATTTCCTTTAATAGCAATGAAGGTATTACTGAAATTGGTAATGTTCTTAAAAACAAAAATGGTTTAATCAAAGATCAACCAGCAGATTTAATTAAAATTGCTTCAGATAAAAAAATTTACGAAGGCCTTATTGCTGCTGCTGCTGGTGATCCAGATGCTATTACTAAAGCAAAGACAACTACTGCTTACGGACGTGGGCTATCTGAAATAGAAGCAGCCTTAAAAACACAAGCAAAGATTAGCGGTGCTTCTAATACTGCTGAAGAATTAACAGCGCTGGCTCAGGGTCTTTACGATACTGGAATTAAACTAGGAAGTAACGAAGGCCTAGCCAAGATTAACGAATCTTTCAAATATAATGCTGATGCTAAGACTGGTAAATACTCCGGTACCGCTGGAACTACAATTGCTGACCTTCAGAAAACGGCCTCAGACAATGGCTTAGATCTACAAAAGAACTTTGGTGACCAAATTTCTGGTTGGTTAACCGCTATCGCTAGCGGTGAAGATGTAAAAAACATTAAACAACAGATCCGTGAAGTAGCCAAACTTGGACAACCAGATTCTATTAAAAAATTAATTGATAGTGGAACTGATTTGAAAACTATTTATGCACCTTACAGAAATACTATGGCTAGCGTGCTAGAGATTCAAGATCCTAATTCTATTAGACTTGATGATCCTAGTTTACGTATGGCTATCACACCTGCAGGTGAGTTAAACCTTTACGATTACCAAAAAACTTTACGTAAGGATGATCGTTGGCAATACACGCAACAAGCAAACAGCGAAGTAGCAAGAGCTACCAAGCAAGTGCTTCAAGACTTTGGGTTTATGGGGTAACAAATGGCCGTTAAAGTAGATCCATTATTCAAGCGTGATCCTAAAAAAGAAGCAGCGGCTATTGCTAGAGGCACCGCTACCGCAGCCTCAATCGAAGAACGCGGCGGTATTAACGCTTCTGGTTATTATGGTGATTCTTGGAGCGCAGATAAGAACCTAAGTGATGCTGAGTTTGCTGCTATTCAAGCAGCAGGCGGCAATGTAGGAGCTAACATTAATGCAGCTACTGCAGCAAAGTCAGGTATTTCAACCAATGGCAATGCTGCGACAATCGTAGCAACTGATCCAGCTGTTACAGCTGCCGCTGCCGCTGCCGCTACTGCGGCTGCTGCGGCTAAAGGACAACGTACTTCTGCTTACAACATTCTTTTTGAAGAATTTAACAAGTACGGTCTTGGCACACTAGTTTCGGATATTAAAAACTATTTAATAAACAGTACCTTTGATCCATCAGAATTTTCTATCCAACTACAAAACACTCAAGCATACCAGGATCGTTTCAGTGCTAATAAAGATCGTATTGCTAAAGGCCTAACCGCTTTGAGGCCAGCAGATTATATTAAAATGGAAGATGCTTACCAGAATGTTATGAGAAACTATGGATTACCTAATTCGTATTACACAAAAGATGCTACTGGTAGGCAAATTGGTTTTGAAAAACTTCTTGCTAACGATGTAAGTAATACCGAGTTAGAAGATCGCATTATGACAGCGCAACAGCGTGTGGTTAATGCCAACCCAGAAGTATTAGCATCACTTAAAGCGTTCTATCCTGGTATTACTAACGGCGATATTCTTGCCTATACGTTAGATCCAACTAACGCAATTACCGATATCAAGCGCAAGGTAACAGCAGCAGAGATTGGTGGCGCAGCCACACAAGCCGGACTTACTACTGGTATGACTCGCGCTGAAGAACTTGGCGCTGCTGGTATTAATAAAGCGCAAGCACAACAAGGCTTTGAGACAGTAGCTGGTGGTGCTCCACGTGGTGGACAGTTAGCATCAATATACGGTGAGAATCCTTATACACAGGCCACAGCAGAGACAGAAGTCTTTGGTCTTGCTGGTAAAACAGAGGCCGCTACCCAGCGCAAGAAACTTACAGGACTTGAGAAGGCCACTTTTAGTGGTCAATCTGGAGCAACCAGCACAGCACTAGTTAGAGATAGAGCTGGCGCTTACTAAACAAATAAACCTGCCACTAGAACTACTGGCCTAGTGGAGCGATAAGAAGACCAGGAGTTAGAGCCATACCAGTTCCCCGATTGGATATGAGGCTAACGATCAAACCAACTGATAGGGAGAAGGACTAATGTCCAATTACGACTACGAGGATGACGATGACTTCACAATGGAAGACACCGGCAACGACCTTGTTAAACAACTACGCAAAGCATCCAAGCAAAAGGATAAAGAACTTGCTGAACTTCGTTCACAGTTCGATGGACTAAGCAAGGCGCAGCGCGAAAGATCAATCAAGGATGCCCTCGCAAGTCGCGGGATAAATCCGAAGATCGCTTCATTTATCCCACAGGACATTGACCCAACTGAGGAGTCCGTGTCTAAATGGTTAGAGGATTACGCCGATGTATTCGGCTATGAATCTAGCCAAACCCAGGCAACACCTAATGTGAATCCAGCCGACGCTGCTTCGTATAAGAGAATGACAAACACTGCAGACTCTGGTGCTTCACCAGAACATAACGCAGACATTATGCAACGTCTACTCAATACAAATAGCAAAGAAGAACTGGACGATTTAATTAGATTGTCTGGACTCTAATATCCGATCCTAACGAAAGGCTAGACCAAAGTGGCAATTCCAGCAGGTACTACCACCTCTAGCTCGACGATCAGCAACCTCGTACAAGCAGCATACGACCAGTATGTTAGAATGGCGCTTCGCTCCATTCCTGTTATGCGTAATCTTGCTGACGTCAAGCCAGTGCAACAGGCAATGCCAGGATCATCAGTTGTATTCTCAATCTATTCAGACTTAGCGCAAGCTACTTCAACATTGACAGAAACATCAGATGTATCTTCCATTGCTCTAGGTAACCCATCACAGGTTACTGTAACTCTGAACGAATACGGTTCAGCAGTTACAACAACAAAGAAGTTAAACCTAACTTCATTCAACGATGTTGACTCAGCTCTTGCTGATATCATCGCTTACAACGCAGCAGATTCTATTGACAACGTAGTAGGTCAGGTCCTGTCCGCAGGTACTGGCGTTATCTACTCAAATGGTCCAACAGGAACTACTCCGACTTCATCAGCAACAGTTCTACCAGTAGACACAATGACAGTTGCGGATATCCGTAACGCTGTTGTATCACTACGCACAAACAAGGCTTTGCCTCGTATGGGTGAACTATATGCTGCATACCTACACCCACGTCAGTCAGCCGATCTTCGCGCTGAAACTGGTACTGGTGGATTCCAGGAACTTTCAAAGTATGTTGATCGCACACCATTCGTGGCTGGCGCAGTTGGCGTAATTGAAGGTGCTTTCATCGTTGAGACACCACGTGTCCTAAACGGTCTAAAGCTGGCTACAGGTATCGCAACAACCACTACTATTACTAATAGTGCGTTGACATCAAACGTTGCAACAATTACTACAGCAGTTGCTCACGGTCTTGGCGTAGGCCAAGTTGTGACAGTTGCTTGCGTAACTGCAACATCACTTAACGGTACATATACAATCGCATCTGTACCTACAACAACAACATTTACCTACTCTCTGACAACAACTAACGTTACTTCAGCAGCAGATACAGGTACTGTTACATTTACCAACAACTACCGCGCAATTGTTGCCGGTCGTGAAGCATTGGCTGAAGCACAAGCTGCAGACATCTCAACCGTTATCGGTCCAGAGATTGACGCACTACGTCGT